AAAAAATATAATAAAGATGGTGTGGCTTATGATGTACCTAATACGAATCCAATAGTAATACAAAAATATTTTTTTCAAAGTATAAATCCTCTAGTAAATGTAGAGCCGAAATACAGTGCGGAAAAATTAGGGATAGTTTGGCAATTATATGAAGAAATGGTAGGAAAAATTAGTGCAAAGATAGGTGTAATAGTACCTAGCTTAAGTAATTTTTGCAATTTTGCAGGAATTAGATTAAGTACTTTTAAGCAATACAAACAAAGTGTAGATGAAGATATGCGAATTGTAGTTGAGAAAATAGAAGATGGATGCTTTGATAGTAACTTGACTCTTGCACAGTTAGGATATATTAAAGAAAGAAGCACAGTATATAGAATGAAAAGTGAGCAAGAAAGAGTTGAAAAAGAAATGCCATCAATTCATATTCATAATGAGAGTGTTGATTTAGGCGATATAAATAGAAGGTTACAAGAATTAAAAGGATTTAAAGAGAAAAAACAGATAATAGAGGGGGAATTAGTTAAGGAATAATGAAACCTATAATGAAAAAGAGATAAGAGATACTATTGAAAATATTTTTGAAGTAATAAACAATAATTTTTCTAACAAATATGTTAAGAAACCTTTAAAAATGGGAGAAATTTATATATTAATGAATGACCTTAAAGGATTGTTTGATATTTATACCGAGCTAAATGCGCGAGAATGCGGCAGAATTGTAATAAAAAACTATATTAAACTAATTAACTTACTTATAGAAATTGAGACTTCAAAAGAAAGAATAATCACTTATCATGACCACTTAGAAAACGCATATAGAATTGCAGGAAAAATATCATTAGAACATTTTATAATTTACTATGAATGGTATGAAACTGAAAAATTATTAGAAGATAGATATGAAATTTTAGAAGGATATTGCTATTATTTGAATAGGATGTGCTTTGATAGGTCTTTTGAAGGAATAATAGCAAATTTACCTTCAGGATATGGAAAATCTCGTATGGTTAGATTTTATGAAGCCTTTAGATTAGGTGTAGAAAGTGGAGGTACATTTTTAGCTTTATGTTCTAATGATGATTTAATTAAAGGTCAAAGTAGGTCTGTAATAGATATAATTAAGAATCCTAGATATGGTAATGTGTTTACTCATATGCGATGGAATAAAGAAGACAAAGATTTCTTTTTAAAAGAAACTGATGGAGAATGGAAATTAAAACAATGCAAAATGCTTGCCTCTTATTATGCTATGAGTACAAGAACTAATGTCGTTGGTATAAGAGCTAGTTTAAGTATAGATATAGATGACTTGTATGCAGACCCTAAAGAAGCACAAAATCAAAATTTGAACAAAGAATACTATAATAAGTTTGTAACTGTATGGAGAAAGAGATATGTTCAAAATAAAAAAGCACAAGTAGTTGTTACAGGAACAATGTGGAGCGCTACAGATTTTTTAACAATGCTAATTACATTGTGGGAAAGAGAAAGCGAATTTATTCCTGACCCTAATCATAAATATTGCAGAATAAGTAAAGATGGAAAGAGAGTAATTATTCAAGTACCAGCTTTAGATTATGAAACAGATGAAAGCACTTGTCCTAAAATTAAAACTACAGAAGAATTACACAAAGAAAGAGAAACAATGGACAGATACTTGTGGGAAACAAACTTTCAACAAAGACCAACATCGCCAGAAGGAATGGTTTTTGATTATGAGAAATTAAAAAAATACGATTTTCTGCCAAAATTCGACAATGAATATTCATATGCATCATTAGACCCTTCAAGAAAAGGAAATGACTTTTTATCTATGCCAATCTTCAAAAAAGATGACAATGGAAAATATTATTTGACAGACATATTGTTTAGTAAGACATCTGTTAAGTATTTATATGATGACATTGTAGATAAGATTATAGAGAACAAGATAATTGCATTAGTAGTAGAAAACAATACTGATACATCATTAAAAGAAGTTTTAGAAGAGAAATTAATACAAAAAGGGTACTATGGTTGTGTTATTTATGAGAAATATTCAGTAACTAACAAAGAAATTAGAATTAATGCTATGAAAGATTTAATAATAGATAAAATTATTTTTCCTAATAGAAATAAATTTGGTAAAAATACAGATATGGGAAAAGCAATGGAACAATTAAATTCTTATTCTTTTGATTTTCCAAACAGACATGATGATATGCCTGATAGTCTTGCTTTATTTGGAGACCAAATAATATTAGAAAATGCAATTCCACAAAAAGCAGAGCCAATGAAAAGAAATTTTTAAAAGTTGATAATATTTAATATTTATGATATTATTTCTACAAATAGTAATTTGTGTGTCAGATATAGGTTTAAAATAGATATGTGACATATATTGACTGTATCCGATAAATTTGATATATTGTACATAGATTTTTTATTATAAAATTAGATGAAATACAGGGGGATTTAATATGAATCAAACAACAAACGAAGCAATGAGAAATGTTATAAAAACAAAAGTATTCAAAAGAATATGTATAAAACCTGTTATAGGATTAATTGCTTTAATATTGTTTCTTATTGGTGTAAATATTTGTAGAGAAGAATATTCACTTTTTTGGACATTAGTATGTATAGCTTCTTGTTTTATTATGTTTTTCATAATAATAGGTATACCAGCAGTAATAAAAAAAATAAAAGCACTTATAAATTTGGAAAAAAGAGATATTTTAGAATCTGCTATTGAAACAATAGAAACTTCTGATACAGTGCCTTTTGGTAGTAATGCAAAGATGACTAATAATTTTTTATATCAAAAGAAGAAAGCTCGAATAATTATTCCTTGTGATGAAATTTTATGGGTATATACAACATATTATAGACCTTTCTTTGTATTAAATGTAGCAACAAAAAAACTTGGAATAGTAAGAATCTCAAAAGTGTTTAAATTTAAAGGTAATCCTAGGGAAATTGTTATGAATGCATATAATGAATTACAAAAAAGAAACCCTAATATTTTGATAGAGAATATTTGGGAAAATAGAAAGAAGTATAAGGAGTTAAGAAAAAATGGATAATAATAATGGGAAGAAAAAGAAAAATATATTTGCTAGAATTGGTGGTTTCATACTTTCGATAATTATTTTTATTGCATCAGCTTGGGGAATGGGAATGCTTGAAGGTTTCGTAGAAATGGGAGTTGAAAGCGGTCTTGAAGCTATCGTATATGATAATGCGGTATTAGGAGTATGGGAAACTGAAATAAAAGGTACTGAAAAAACTAGAATGAATCTATTAAACAATATAAGTTTGAGTGATAAAGAGATTGACCTTTGCAAATGGATTGAATTTAAATATGTGAAAATCCACGAGTATAACGATAATGGGACATATAAAGTTTATTATGATATTGAAAAAATGAAAGAGAATCTTAAAGATTATTATGATAATGTGCATAGTGTTTTATATGCAAACAGAAAAAGTTTACATGATTATTATTTAAAAAATTACAAAATAAAAATTAAAGATATGAGTAGAAACGAATTTTATAATGCAGTTGCAAAATTATATAAACAAGAGAATTACCAAAAAATGCTTGAATATTTTGTAGATATTGCATATGACTATGAAGATATAAAAAATATTGAAAGTGGTACTTATACTATGAGAAAAGAAGATATATATGTGACAGTGGAAGGGGAAAATTTACAACAATCTATTGGGTATACCGTAAAGAATAAGGATACATTAATATTAGAATATTCAGATAGTACCGAAACATATACACGAGTAAAATAAGTTTTGTACAAGTATAATTTGTAAGTAAAAAGATGGTTAATAAACCATCTTTTTTATGAAACGATAAATTACAATTTTTATAGGAAATATATAAATGCAACCAAAAGTTGACAAATAGTTGGTAGAATGTAAATAATATTTTTTATATAATTATCACAAAAGGAGGTAATTATAATGACTATTGGAAATCGTATTAGAACTTTAAGAAAACAATTAAATTATTCACAAGAATATGTTGCAGAACAATTAGATGTAACTCGCCAAGCTGTTTCAAAATGGGAAAAAGATTTGACAAGCCCAGATACTGATAATATTATTCAACTTGCTAAATTATTAAATTCTACTGTTGAATATATTGCTTCAGGAAGGAATGAAGAAATAGACAGTAAAATAAGTAAAAACAAACTATCTAAAAAAAGAAAACGATAATTCTTTTATCAGTTATTTTATTATTATTTTGTACTATCTGTTTTAGTGTGGTTTGGTATATTCATACTAGAACAGTTGAGTGGGATTCGAGTGCTTGTGGTGGTGGATATACTACTTGGATATTTGATAAATATAGTAATGAATTAACCCAAAGTTTTCTAAATGGAATGGGAGAAGAAAAAGAAAAAGTTATTTCTATTAAAGCAATACGAGGAACTCAAAATGCCGAGTGGGAAGATAGGCAAATATTTCTTGAATTTGATGTAGAATATGAACATAAAGACTATGGAATAGTTAAAGAAAAAATCCGTTTTATAGGTACTCGTTATTGGATTGAAGCTTTTAAATGGAGTGGTGCTATCACAGTAGGAGAATAACAAATTACAATTTATAAAGCAGATAATTGATTATTATCTGCTTTTGTGATATTATTATTGAATAACATTTGTATTGGAGAAAAAAATGACATTACATGATATAGATAAGAGTATTGAAAATAAGATAGAAAAAAACAGAGAATTAATTATATATACTTTTTATGAGTTAAGAGTTGAATACAATTTGAGTGAACAAGAAATGTATAATTTTCTTGCACTGGTAAAAATAAAGTTAGAAAATTTGAAATATACAACATATAGACCTCGGTCAAAAGTACATTTATAATTATATGGAAAAAACAGTTAAGACAAATGAAATGTTAGTAGCTGTAAAATAAGAAAAATCAAAATAGCTTATTCTTGAGAAATCAGGAATAGGCTTTTTTTTATTTCAAAATTGACAGAAAAATTATATTTTCATTACAGGAATTACAATTAAGCCATTTCGCTTTTAAATATTGCCAAGAGGCTCTACAATGAAATTAATAAATGCAAGAAATGGAGGAGTTGCTGTGAGTTCTTATCAAGGGAATAGAAACAAGTATGGTAGACAGACAATATATATTAATCAAACTGAAAATTCTCTTTTAAGTTTGAGTAATGAAAAATTGAAGAAAATATTAAGTCAGTACATACCGATAATAGTAGATATTCACGAAGAAAACAGAAAACGAATCCAATATCTATGGGATTATTATCTCGGAGAACAAGACATTTATGAAAAAATCAAAACAACTAGACCAGAAATAAATAATAAAAAAGTAGAGAACTGGGCATATGCAATTGTTGATTTTAAGAAAGCTTGGCAGCTTGGAAATCCAATTCAATATGTAATGTTAAATGAGACATCAAGTGATGAAATTGAGATTTTGAATAAATATTCAAGATTTGAAAATAAAGAGTCAAAAGACCAATTAATCTATGAAGATATATTGGTAACTGGTAGAGGGTTTAGATACACAGCGCCAAATAAGATTACAGATGATGACGAAGCTCCGTTTGAAATCTTAAATATTGATAGAGATAGTTGCGAAGTTATCTACTCTGCCGATATGACTCATAAACAATTATTCAGTGTAATTATAAACTATATGGAAAAAGTGATTCTTCTTGATGGAGAAGAACAAAAAATTTATTATCCTCAAATCAATATATATTTGAGAAACAAGAAATTAGTTTGTGATTACATAAATGAAGAAGTAATTTGGAATAAAAAAATTGACCCTATAATTTTAAACGAGCATTTGATTACTGAATACTATGTTAATCGAGATAGAATTTCATTAATTGAAATTGGAAAGGATTTATTTGATGGAATAAATCAATTAGAATCTTTAGATTTTGATGATATGGAACAATTCGTAAATGCAATTATGGTTTTCACAAATGCAAAAGTAGATGAAGAGGGAATAACTGAAATTAGAAAGCTTGGAGCAGTAAATATTAAATCTACAGAAAACAGAAAAGCAAGTGTTGATTTGCTACAGAATAGATTAAATGCTACAGATACACAAGTCTTTTATACAAGATTATTAACAAGTTTACATCAGATTTTAGGTATTCCTATGGCAACAGACAATGGCTCTGTAACATCTGGAGATACTGGAAAAGCAAAAATGACAGGACAAGGATATACAAGTGCTGGAATTAGAGCAAAAACTGATGAAACAATGTTTAAAATGTGTGATTTTAATGTATTAAAGATAATATTGAAAATTTGCAAAGCTAATGACAAAAGTAAAATAAAAGCTTTAAAAGCTAGTGATATTGATAGCAAGATGAATAGAGATATGTCAGATAATTTACTAGTAAAAACACAAGGACTAATGAATTTATTAACTACAGGTGTTCCTATAGATTATGCAATACCAATTGTAAATCTATTTGGAGATAGCAATGCAGTAGCACAAGCTATGAAAAAAGAAAAAGAAGAAAATCAAAAACAAATAAATAATAATCAAATAACACAAACACAGAATAACAAAATTAAACAAGTGAATGAATTGAATACACAGAACCAATAAGACATATAGAAACATAGTTTTTTATATAAATCACTCCTTTTTTATACTCAAATATATTCTGTTATGTAGTGGTGGAATAGGTAGACACATTAACCTGATTATGTAAGCAAACAGGGGATTTTAAATCGAAAAGCAAAGTTTATATATAAGGTGCAAATCCTTATCTACATACCAGAATAATATGAGTAAATACATAGCGGATTGGAGAAAAGGTATCTCGTTGGTCTCCTTAGCCAAAGTCGGCAGTTCAATTCTGTCATCCGCAACCAGCTTAAAAAGCGAGAAATTCAAACTCTAAAGGTAGGTTCGCCGTATAAAGAACTGTAAGGGGGAAGAAATGAACAGAGAAGAAGTAAGAAAACTATTAGGAGAAGGTGCGACAGAAGAACAAATAAGTGCAGTATTAAATAAATTTCATACAGAACAAAAAAATTTAAATGAGCAAGTTACAACTTTACAAGGACAAGTTAATAATTTAACAACTGAAAAAACAGAATTGTTAGGTTATAAAACAAGGGTTGAAGAAATTGAAAGAGCAAATTTATCAAAAGAAGAACAACTTCAATTAAAAGAAGAAGAACTTAATAAAAAAATGGCTCAAGCAGACATACTACAAAATAGTATAAAAGCAAAATCTATTCTTGTTGGTGCAGGAGTAAGCGAAGAAGAAGCTGACAAATTAGTTGCTTCAATCGTAAAAGCTGATGAACAAGCAACAATAGATAGTGCAACATTGTTTGCTAATCAATTTAATAACATAAAAGAAGTAACTGCAAAACAAACTAGAGAAGAATTGGCAAACTTGGATTTAAAACCAAATCCTAGTAATATACCACCAAATTCAAAAGCAATGACCTGGGAAAGTTTCAGTAAATTAAGTGCTAAAGAACAAGCTGAATTTGCAGAAAAAAATCCAGAAGAATTTGCAAAATTATAATAAAAAATAATAGGAGGAATGAACAAGGGCAAAGTTTGATGCAAAGACATGGAATCCAGCAGTATTCCAAAAATATTTAGATAAATTACCATCAGAAAAATTAAATATGTTTAAAAAATCAGGAGTTTTAGTAGTTAATAGTAATTTAGCTTC